ACTTTTTGGTGTAGTTGACACTTAAAGTTTGAATTAACTCTTCGTTTGTCATTTAGCTTTCTCCATATTTGTTTATTGTTATTACCTATTATTCTACATCAAAAACAAAATAAAAAAAAGTATTTTATTGCATATCTGCACTATTGAATATCTTTGAACCCTATTGAATCTAGCACAAAGATTGACCAGGTGATAAATCACTTGGACAACTTTCTGCTGCAGCTCCTTTGTCGCTGTCGATTCAAAATAATTCTATGACACCGAAAGTAGGATCTTGACAAGGGTGTCAAATTCAACGCAAAATCAGAGCTAACCCAATCATGTAGTTAGACATTGCCGTGAATCAAAAGTTTACCAAAAAACAAGAATTACTTATTACAGCCGTAGCAAATGGACATAACATTAGCGAAGCATCGCAATTGGCTGGATATGCTAAGGGTGAAAGTGGCAGAGTCACAGCCAGTAAGACTTTAAAACTCCCACATGTGCAACAAAGACTTTTCCAAGAAGTACAAAGTATGATTGGGTTGTCTGCTACTAAGTCTTTAAAACAAGTTGTTAACCTCTCAAACAATGCGAAATCAGAGTATGTCAAGTTGGAAGCAAGCAAAGATTTACTAGATCGAGCTGGCCACAAGCCAATCGATCGAACCCAGACACAAGTGGTTGGAGATTTCAACATCAAGATTGACTTAAGCTGAACATTTGGAAGCCCACCACCCACCCTCATTAACTTAGTTCTTCGAACAAATGATATACTTGGTTGTCGCATTGAATTGATAATAGATAACTAAGGTTTGGTTCATAGCTATGTCTAACTATAAATATACATTGGTTCCCTTGAGCTATGACTGCTCCGTTCACCAATGAAGTTCTTATCTTTACCTTTGTCTCTCTACCGATAGCCAAACGTAAACACTAGCTCGTCCCTCGCAGGGGTTACACGACAGAGGGGGGTACACCGAAACTAGACACTACACATATAGGAGAAGTATTGCTCAATCATTTTTAGCTAAAAAAAGCTCGACAAGGTTGTTGGGTTGGTGGTAGTTATGGATTTATGTTGATTATCTCAAAAATATTTTTTACTCTGAGAGGTGCGATCATGAGGGTTGGTGTATTAGCATCTGTTCTTCTTAACAGAAAAAGGAAAGAAAATGGCGACACCGTTATGGCAGAGAAAGGGAGGGAAGAACCCAAAGGGGGGTCTGAACGAACAAGGAAGAAAGTCATACGAAAGGGAGAATCCAGGCTCGAATCTAAAGTCACCAGTAAAGAAGGGAGACAATCCAAGAAGAGCCAGCTTTCTAGCAAGGATGGGGAACGCAAAAGGTCCAGAGTACAAGGACGGAAAACCAACAAGACTTCTTCTAAGTCTAAAAGCATGGGGAGCAAGTAGTAAGGAAGATGCTCGAGCAAAAGCAAGGGCGATTAGTAAGCGTAACGAGAGTTCAAATAAATCTTAGTGGGTGAGAATCCAGAACCAAAGGAGTAACAAATGGCAGAGAAGAAAAAGAAAAAGAAGAAGATTAATAAACGTACTGGTCTTTTTGACAGACTGAAAGAGATAGGTAGAAATATTTCTTCTACACTCACCGCACCACAGCGAAGGGTTGCTAAACAAAAGAATGAGCAAAGAGCAGAGCGTTCTGGAATAAAGAACCAGTCAGGCGAAAGCCGTATGCGAAAAGGCAAGCTCTATGAAGATGCTCCTAAAGGATCTGGTGGTAAGGCTTCTAAGTTCATGGATAAAAATGCTCCTCCACCATCAAGAAGGAAGACTGGTGAAGACAAGTTTGCTCCAAAGGGTGCTGGTGGTAAAGCAACTGGTAAAGATAAGTTTGCTCCTATGGGATCTGGTGGCAAGGCTAAAGGAGATAAGTTTGCACCGAAAGGAGCTGGAGGCAAGGCTCAAGGTGTAGATAAGTTTGCACCAAGAGGTGAAGGTGGAAAAGCTCAAGCTGTATCAAAAGAACCTTCTACATTCAAAGAAGCATTTAGACAAGCAAAATCAAAAGGTGTTGCTAAGTTTGAATATCCAAAAGGTTCTGGTAAGATGTATGCCGCTGTTACTATGGATGAAGTAAAGAAAGCAAAGAAACAAGGTAAGATCGAGAAGGCAACACTTGCCGCTTATCTCAGAATGAAAAGGAAGAAATAATGCCTGGATATAGTCAAGGACAATCAATGATTGCGTCACAAGCTGGCAATCCTAAGAAGATTGAGAAAGCTGATTTTGATAAGTTAAGAAAGAGAAAGAAGAAGAAACCTCTTTACGATAAGGTTAAGATGAATGGCAGTTAATGCGGCTGGTAATTATACCAAACCAAAAATGCGTAAGGCTTTATTCACCTCAATCAAGAACCGAGCAGTTCAGGGTACAGCGGCTGGTAAGTGGTCAGCACGAAAAGCACAGTTACTAGCCAAGACCTATAAATCAAGAGGTGGTGGGTATACCTAATGAAGAGATCACAAAGAAGTCTTAAGGCTTGGGGGGAACAAGATTGGCAAACGAAAAGTGGCAAGAAGTCTTCAGAGACTGGGGAAAGGTATCTACCAAAGAAAGCAATACAAGCTCTGTCATCAGCAGAGTACGCAAAAACCACAGCAGAGAAAAGAAAAGCAAAGAAGAAAGGGAAACAGTTTTCCTCTCAACCAAAACAAATAGCAAAAAAGACAGCACTCTATAGGAGATTTGCATGAGCTTTATCAATGCACTTAAACCTGAAGAGCGTAGGCTATTAAGACGATTGGTAAAAGAAATACACTTCCAATACTTTGATGAAAAGCATACGAAGTCTTTTGTTACAAACTCAATGCTCGATAATGTTATTGAGAATATTGGTCCAGAGGTAGCAGAGATTATGATTCGTACTGGAGTACAAAAAGGTTTGCGTTGATAGATTTTAAGTATAAACCTGATGGTGAAACTCTAAAAGAGTTTATGAAGGATTCAAATTTTTTTCGTGGTATCAGAGGGCCAGTTGGTTCTGGCAAATCTGTTGGTTGTTGTGTTGAAGTATTCAGAAGAGCATTAGAGCAGAAGCCGAATAAAGATAAGGTTCGTAGATCTCGATGGGCTGTTATAAGAAACACTAACCCACAACTCCGAACAACAACTATAAAGACTTGGCTTGATTGGTTTCCTGAAGATGATTGGGGTAACTTCCATTGGAGTGTACCTTATACTCACCACATAAAAAAAGGGGATGTCGATCTGGAAGTTTTGTTTCTAGCACTCGACAGACCTGAAGATGTAAAGAAACTTCTTTCTCTTGAACTTACTGGTGTGTGGGTAAACGAAGCAAGAGAGATTCCGAAAAGTATTATTGATGCGTGTACGATGCGTGTGGGTAGATTTCCAAGTATGCGAGATGGTGGACCAAGTTGGTCTGGTGTTATCTGCGATACTAACGCACCAGAAGAAGATCATTGGTGGCCTATCATGGCTGGTGAAGTTCCGATTCCAGATCACATTCCTAGAGAGCAAGCTACTATGTTGGTGAAACCTGATAACTGGTCTTTCTTTACACAACCAGCGGCAATGCAAGAAAAGCTAGATGATAAGGGTGATGTATCTGGTTATGACATGAATAAGAAAGCAGAGAACGCTATAAATATATTGGAGACTTACTATCCAAACTTAATACGAGGAAAGACTAAGAGTTGGATAGATGTGTATGTTATGAACAGACTTGGATTAATTCAAGAAGGTAAACCAGTATATCCTGAGTTTCTTGGTGAAACGCATATTGCTCAAGAAGAAATACCTATTGCTGTAGGTGTTCCTTTGTATATTGGTATTGACTTTGGACTTACACCCTCTGCTGTATTTGCACAGAAAGTTCGAGGTAGATGGTTAGTACAATCAGAGATAGTAGCTATTGATATGGGTATAGTTAGATTTGCAGAACTATTACGACAAGAGATAAGTTCTCGATTCAATGGTCTTGATGTTTACATTTATGGAGATCCCGCTGGTGATTTTAGAGCGCAGACAGATGAATCCACACCATTCCAAATACTAAGAGGTGCTGGATTAAAAGCTGTACCAGCTCCAAGTAATAGTGTTGATCTACGATTAGAATCTGTTTCTGCACAATTAAATAAGTTAGCAGATGGTAAGCCAGCGTTTCTTGTTGACAGAAGATGTCCTCAACTCATCAAAGGTTTTCAAGGTGGGTATTGCTATAGACGTATGCAAGTATCAGGAGAACGATATGATGATAAACCTGATAAGAATATGTACTCACATATACATGATGCTCTTCAATACTTGATGTTAGGAGCTGGTGAGGGTAGAACTCTAATGAATGGACAAAAGCCAGTAAAAGCGTTCAACGCAAGAAAAGGCTTTGATATTTTTTCAAGATCGCCTAATAATAGGAACAAGACCAGTTTTTGGAATAGATTGTAGGAGAATGATATGTGTTTTGGTGGTGGAAGTTCTCGACCTGAACCAGTAAGTGATACTGTTACTCAAGAGCAAAAAGAACAAAAAAAAGAAGAAACTCAGAAAAAAGTAGATCGTAGGCAAGAAGCTCTTGAAAAAGAAGTTACTTCAGATACGCCAGTTAAAACACAACTTACTTATGAGATGGGTGCAAAAGCTGGAACGCCAGTTACTAGAGGTAGAAGAGGAAGAAGAGCTTTATATACAAGTGGCAAAGGTGGTATAGGCTACCGAAATCCACTTATGTTTGGATAATAGAGTATGGTTCATTCTCCTAATTCAATCGACATGAAAGATAATGATAAGCTCCTTTCGGCTTATATGAAGAAATACGAAAAAGCAAAATCAATACGACAACGATGGGAACCTTTATTTAATGAATGTTATGAGTATGCTTTGCCTATGCGTGAAACTTTCTACTCTACCGCAAGAGGTGAAAGAAGAGATGAAAGAATATTTGATGAGACAGCTGTTGTTGGAGTACAAGAGTTTGCGTCAAGATTGCAATCAGGATTAGTTCCGAACTTTGCACGATGGGCTGACTTTACTTCAGGTAGTGAAGTTCCAAAAGAAAGTAGAGATGCGGTTAATAATGATCTTGAAGAAGTAACTGAATATGTTTTTGAAGTAATACAGAACTCAAACTTTGCTCAAGAAGTTCATGAATCATTTATGGATTTAGCAGTAGGTACTGGTGTTCTTCATGTTGCAGAAGGTGATGCTATAAATCCAGTTAAGTTTACTGCTCTTCCTTTACCTCATGTTGTTCTCGATGTTGGCCCAGATGATATGGTCGATCATGTATTTAGAGAAAGAGATATGCCCTTTGGTCATATTCCAATCGTGTATAGAGATATGGAACAAATGCCAAAGTTAGTAAATGCAATCAAAACAAATCCTGATGCAGAAGCAAAGGTTCTTGAAGTTGTGTGTAGAGATTACTCAAAGATAAATGAAGATGCGTATTTATGTTTTGTATTCGAAACAACAACTAAGTGTGTTATTAAGAAAGAACAATTCAAAGGAACTGGTAGTAATCCATTTATATGTTTTCGTTGGAGTAAAGATCCCGGTGCGGTCTATGGGCGAGGTCCACTTGTCAACGCATTGAGTGCGATTAAAACTACCAACCTGACAATAGAACTTGTTTTAGAAAACGCACAGATGGCAATATCTGGTGTGTATCAAATGGATGATGATGGTGTAATTAATCCTGATACAATTAATCTAGTGCCTGGAACTGTAATACCCAAAGCACCAAACTCTGCTGGGTTACAACCAGTACAAGCGGCTGGATCATTTGATGTAGCCAATTTAATTCTATCTGATATGCGATTGAATATTAAGAGAGCATTGTATAATGATATGCTTGGTAATCCTGACAGAACACCAGCAACAGCTACGGAAATCGCAGAAAGAATGGCTGACTTGAGCCGTCGTATTGGATCTGCTTTTGGAAGATTGCAAGCAGAGCTGGTACAACCAGTCTTACAAAGAGTTGTTCATATTCTAAAGAAACAAAACAGAATAAAAATACCAACACTTAATGGAAGACAAGTTAAAGTTCGCTCGACTTCACCACTATCACAAGCACAAGCTAACGCTGATATAAGTAGTGTTTCAAGATTTTTAGAACTTACACAAGCTCGTTTTGGTCAAGAGCTTACAAATATTCTGATTAACTCAGAAGAAACAGCTACATATTTAGCAAAGAAGTTTGGTGTTCCTGATAATCTTGTAAGAGATTTAGAGGAGAGAAAAGAGATAATTAGAATGGCTCAACAGATGCAACAACAACAAATGCAAATGCAACAACAAGGACAGATGCCGAATGAACAAACTAACTAATAATCCAGCAGTTACTGGATTAGATGGATTCCCAAGAAATAAAAATTTAGAAGAAGAAGTATCTCTGAACTTCACACACCTATTCTCTCAACCAACTGGTCAAGCTATATTGCAGTATTTACGAAGTATTACTATCGAAGCTGTGCATGGATCAGCTGTAACTAACGATACATTACGTCATGCAGAAGGTCAGCGATATATAGTTGGATTGATTGAAAGACGTATTCAACATGGTCATAAAGTAAAGAAAGGTTCATAATGGAAGAACAATCACAAGAAAATGTTTCACATGAAACATCGAGCGAAGAACAACCAGTAAACTCTATGGGTGAAAGACCTGAGTGGTTGCCTGAAAAATTTAAAAGTGCAG